AGCGCGCAGTGGATCTGCTCGACCATCACCAATACGTGGGTGCCGGGATTCAACAACCCGGCCAGCGCCATCACGGGGCCGCCGACAACGGCGGTCGCGAGCGCCACCACGATCACGCCGAGCGGGCCGTTCTTCCACCTGACCGGCACGACCGTGGTGACCACCATCACTACTCCAGTCGGTTGCAACGCTACGGCGGTCGGCGCGTGCGAGTTCTCGTTCATTTCCGACTCGGGAACTTCCTCGCAGCTCGGGACCGGCGGGAATCTGCTGATTTCGGCCGCGGTGACCACTGTCTCAGGCAAGATTTACACCCTGATCTGGGACGCGAAGAACTCGAAGTGGGCCGTCCTCGGCTCGTAGTTCTCGGCTCGTATTCGCATGGACGCTTCGGGCCGCTGGGCGCATCAGCGGCCACCTGATTTCCCCGAAAACTTTTCTAGGAGCATTCCGATGACAGAAGCAACGCAGAATCTCGACGGCAAAACGCCCGTCAAGCCGGTACCGTTCGACGCGCACGAACAGGCGACGCGCGGCACCCACGTTCCCACCTCGCCCGACTCTCCCGACAAAGATCCGGAGACCATCGCCGAATTTCCCAAAGCCGTCGATCACGTCGATAAGCCCGGCGCGCCTGAGGGCCACAACGAGCCGGTCGTGGTGAAGTCGGCCGCAGAAGAGAAAGCCTTCGCCAAGGCGAAAGCCGAAGCGGAAGCCGCCTTCGCCAAGGCGAAAGCCGAAGCGGAAGCCGCCTTCGCCAAGGCGAAAGCCGAAGCGGAAGCCGAAAAACCTGAGTAACTGAGGCGAGTTCACGCAGCGCATCGTGCGAACTCGTCTTCTTTGATTCCCAATTTGAGACAAGGAGATTGTCGATGCCGAACTTCAACATGGAAGACCCGACCGAGCAGGAGAAGGTCCGCCGCGGGCCGCACACCTATCTTCCCACAGCGGGCAAGCATGGCGCCTATGTGCCGAACGATGGGCTCAACGGCCATCCCGCGCCCTACGACCGGGAGAAAAACGAGTACCCGAAGATGATGGCGAAGCTGCCGCAACCGCAGTTCAAGGATTTCCGCGAACGCAACGGCGTCGCCATCCCCGGCGACATCGCGCTCGCCAACTTCCAGATTGCGATGCAGGAGTGGGACCGGACGATGACCGCCTCGATCGTCCACTCGAAAGCCGAAGAGGCGCGCTGGCTGCGGGAAAACTCATCGGCCGCCTGATTCTCGTTCCTGGTGAGGCTCCGTCATGCCAGTCCTAAGCCCAGCACAAACTCTTTCGCTTTCGGCCACTGACTTCATCAAGTCGGCTCTGCGTCTGGTGGGCGCACTGCGCTCCGGGCTGAACCTCACCAACGATGAACTCAACGATTGCAAGCTGGTCCTGAATTCGATGCTCGATGCTTTCTCGATCGAGCGCACCGAAATTCCGGCGATCACCGTGCAGTCGCTCGATCAGAACCAGAAGGCGCTGTCGCTGGTCGCCAATCAGCAATCCTACAAACTCGGCAACGTCAGCCAGACGGAAGATTTTCTGCTTGCGCGGCCGTCGCGTCTGGAACGCGTCTCGATTCTCTATTCAGCTTCGCAGCAGACGCCGGTTGAGTTGCCGATGGAGATGGTCGATGACGTGGGATGGCAGGGCATCGCCAACAAATCCACGCCATCGCTATTGCCGCAGGTCTGCTTCGTCGATCAGTCGAACGCGGTTTTCCCCGACATGGTGCTCTGGTTCTGGCCCGTGCCGACACAGGCAAACCCGGTGATTCTCTACCTGTGGACGGTATTGCAGCAGTTCGCCGATCTGGGCGTGCAGTTCCTGTTTCCGCCGGGCTATCCCGAGATGCTGCGCTTCAACCTGGCGGTGCGGCTGGCGGCGGAATTTCCCTGCGACCTGCAGAAATTCCAGATCGTGCAGAAACTCGCCGAGCAGTCGAAGGCGCGCGTGGCCGGCATCAATGTGCGCGCCAAAGAAGCTACCTGCGACGAGGCGATCGTGGGCAGCTACGGCAAGATGGGCAATATCTTCACCGGCACGGCCAATAGAAGTTTCAAGTACTGATTTTTTCTTCCTCCCATGCGTTTCGGTTTCGTCGGTCCCGCATACGCTTCCCCCTCTCCGCTCGCAGACGCCGAGGCTCTGATCAACTGGCGTCCGCAGAAAGTGGAGTCGCCGAACGCGCGCACGGCCTACATTCTGCTGCCCACGCCCGGGCTGTTGTTGTTTGCCAACTTGAGCGCCGCGGTGGGCGTGCAGTTGCCGAGTGTGCGTGGCCTCTACACCACGCAGGGCCGGACCTTCGCTGTCGCCGGCACGCATTTGGTGGAACTCACCGCGAACGGCGGCGTCACCGACTACGGCGACAACACGCACGCCAATAACAACATCCTCGACGATGGCTTGCCGGCAACGATGGTGGCCGGTGGCACCGTTGGCGGCAGCTATCCTTCGCAGCTGCTGATCTGTTCGGGCGGCACGCTCACGGTTTTTTCGCTCGTCTCCAACAGCTTCCAGGCGCTGACCACACCGCCGACGAACAATTTAATGGTCGAGTTCCTTGACGGCTACTTCATTGCGCTCAGTGAAGGCAACATCTGGAGCGTCTCGAATCCGGAAGACGCCACGACCTGGCCCGGCATCGCCGTCACCGAAGTACAGGTCTTCTCTGATCAGCTGCTCGCCCTGATTGCGACGAATCGACTGCTCTGGGTCTTTGGCGCGCGGCGCGCGGTGGCTTACTACAACTCCGGAGCGCCGCTGTTTCCCTTCGACGTGGCTTCGGGCGGCTTCATGGAAGTCGGCCTGATTGCGCAGTACTCCCCGTGCCGCGTAGCCACGCATGCCGGCACAACAATTTTGTGGCTGGGAGGCGATGAGCGCGGCGCTGGCGTGGTCTTTGCCGCCAACGGCTACATCCCGCAGCGCGTCTCGGGTTCGGCTCTCGAATACTGGCTCTCGAAAAACACGATCTCCGATGCGGTCGGCTTTGCCACGCAGGAGGAAGGCCAGAATTTTTATAACCTCTGGTTCCCCACCGCCGACACCATGTGGACGCTTGACCTCGATCTCGGCTGGTGGCATCAGCGCAGCTCGCTCGTGAAAGGCCGCGCCGGCGCACAGCTCGCCCGCTGCCACACCTACAACTTCAACCAGCACCTGGTCGGCGATCGCAACTCGGGAAACATCTATGTGATGAGTTCCCAGTTTTTTTCCGAGAACACTGGTCCCGGCATCTACACCCCGATCGTGCGCACCCGCATCGGTCCCACGATTTCCAACGAAGGCGGCCAGATCCCGGTGCCGATTAACGAATTCCAGGTCGACTTCGAGATGGGCATGGGGCCGCAGCCACCGCTCACCGATGCCTTCGGGCTGCCCCGCGATCCGCTCGCCGTCTTTTCCTACTCTGAAGATTTCGGCAAGACCTGGAGCTACGAACGCACCATCGCCTGCGGCCAGGCGGGCAACTTCAAAAAAGTTGCCATCGATCGCCGTCTGGGCAGCTGGCGAAGCTGGACGCCGAAAGTCTCGGTCAGCGATCCGATCGCCTGGCGCATCGTCGATGCCTACACCAACGGCACGCAACAACAGCAGCAGCGCCTTGCGAAGCGCTTTGCGGAGATCAGCTGATGGCTGCGCGCGAACTGCTCGAAACCATCGTGCCGCAACTCTGGGACAGCCAGACGCCAGCGCCGAATTCGGGTGCGGAGCGCGTGAAGTGGCTGCAGGGGCTGAATGATTTCATCAAGCGGCCGGTGGCGAATCGCGGCACGGTTTCCGGCGGCGGCGCGATCAACACTTCGGGCGTAGTGCAATCGACCGGCATTGGTCTGGCGACAGCGCTGCAGCCCAAGCGCTACGGCGAATTCACCGTCAAGGCGCGCGTTACCTTCAGCATCAACTCCATCGGCCCGGCGTTCATGCACGTCTACCGCACGCTGGGAGCGATCCCCGCAAATGGCGCGGCGCCCAATGCTGGCGATGTGGTTGTGGGCGGGGGAGCGTTTGTGGGCGGCCCGACTTCGAATGGCGTGAACCAGGTGGGCGCTCTCAGCTTTCTCGACACCGGACTCGATGTGACCAAAAAGTACAACTACTACCTCACCGTCGAAGGGCCGAACGGACAGGTGCTGAATGTCGGCGCCGACTCGCAGTTGCTGGTGATGGAGCGCAGCTGATGGAAGCGTTGAGCGCCGCCAGCGATCAGGCCATGACCGAACAGGAACGGCGCGTGCTCGAAGAACGCTTTCACGCCCTGTTCTATCGCGAAGTGGGCTTTGAGCATTTTCGCGCGAAGCCAGAGGCCTGGCGCGTCGTGCCGGAAAAGATTTATGTCGCGCAGTCGGGACGCTTCGTGCTTCTCGGCTTTCACGAGGAATCGCAGGCCACGCAGTTCTGGAACTTCGCGATGAAAGCCGCGGGAAACCCAGGGACCTAACACTATGCCAATGTTTCTCGGGATGGGCATTTCGGCGGGCACGTCTCTGCTTGGCGGCCTGTTCGGATCTTCCGCTTCTTCGCAGGCCTCGCAGGAGTACATGCAGGCGCTGCAGCAGGCCCAGAAATATCTGCAGGGCCAGGAGACGCAGGGTCTCAACAATTACTCGCCCTACCTGAGCGCGGGAGCAACCGCATCGGGCACGCTTTCGCAGCTGATGGGCACGCCCGATTCGGGGCTGCTGGCGAACTGGAAAGGACAATTCACCGCGCCCACGGCCGCGCAAGCCGAGGCCACGCCCGGCTACCAATTCCAGCTGCAGCAGGGCGAGAGCGCGATGCAGAATTCTGCGGCCGGCCAGGGCAGCCTGCTGAGCGGCCGCACGCTCGCCGATCTCAACAACTACGCGCAAGGCACGGCTTCGACCAACTATCAGAACGTCTTCAACAATTCGCTCGCCCAGTACCAGTCCGCCTACAACACGTTCCTCAACAACCAGAACAACCAATACTCGCGGCTGATGGGGCTCTCCGGCCAGGGACTGCAGGCGGCCGGCGGCGCGGGCAATTTAATTTCCGGCATGGGCGGCGACATCGCGTCGCTGATGGGGCAACAGGGCGCGGCGCAAGCGCAAGGCACGATCGGCTCCGCCAACGCCTGGTCCGGAGCGCTCTCCGGCATCGGCAATGCCTTCTCGAATTACGGCATGCTCAGCCAGCTGAACGGTTCCGGCAACAGCCCGTTTGCGACGCCTGGACTGAACGTGCTGCAACCGAGCTACATGCCGGGCGGCGGCCCCGCGCCGGTGGCGCCTTCGATGTCGAGCGTGCTGGGCAACTCGAACGCGGTGCTCGCCAATGGAAACTTTTTGAGCCAGCTGGGATAAACTGCAATGCCCTTTCAACTTCCTGCACTGCCGAATTTCAACGTCGCGCCGCCACAGGTGCAATCGCCGCTGGAGCAGTACGGCAAGATGCTCGAACTGCGGTCGCTGCTGGGACAGCAACAAATGCTTCCCCTGCAACAGCAGGAGATGGAGCAGAATGTTCAGGCCAAAACGCTCGCCAACCAGCAGACCGAGATCGAGCTGAACTCGCAGAAGGCGATGATGAAGGCCTGGTCCGATCCGGACTTCCTCAAGAATGTCACCTCCAGCGACGCCGCCAGCTCGAACGGTCTCGGCTTCGATCCTGACGCGATGACGAAATCGCTCATCGGCCAGGGCGTGATGCCGAAAGATGCTCTGGCGATGACCAATCAATTCGTCGAGCGCTCGCAGAAGATGGGCGAAATTGCGAAAAACGCCGCGCAGACCGGCGAAGCGCGAGCCTCGCAATTGCAGAAGGGTTACCAGGTGCTCGCCGATCAGATTGGCAGCGTGCTCGACGCCCCGGCCGCCAAAGCCGGCGACATGCTGGCGTCACTCAAGCAGGATCTGGTGCGCAATCCCACAAAATATGCGGGCGTCCCGCAGCAGGATCTCGCGCACATCTACTCCGCCGACCTCGATCACTTGCCGGCCATTGCCAGCGTCATCGGGCTCGACGCGAAAATCGCGGACTTCCACAAATCGAAAGCTGATGCGGCGAAAGCCGCACAGGGTGTGATACCGGAAGGCGGCGGGTTGTCACCAGACGAGCAGCAGCAAGCTCAGCGCGAGATCTCGGTCGCCACGAATCCAGACGTTATCGCCGCGAAAGAACGCGTCGCGCGAGCTGAAGGCCTCGCTCGCATGCAGGCTGCGCAAGGCGATCCGAACGTAGCCGGCCAATTACTCGCGAATGGTTCGCTGACGATGGCGGATCTCAAGACACGCGGACTCACTCCGGACTTCATCGCCAAGGCCACGCTCTCGGCGCAAAAGGTCAATCCGAAATACAACCCGGCCGATGAAGTGATCGCCGAACAGGTGGCGAAGTCGCCGGCAGCGAATCAGTTCTTCGGTTCGGCCAACTCGCTCATCGGCAAGGGCGGCACACTCGACCAGTTGGCGCAACTCGGGAAGCAAATTCCGGAGCACGATCTGCCGGTTCTCAACACGATCGACGACTGGCAGAAATTGGCGCGGGGTAAGGGTCCATTGGCCGGCTATGCCGCGACGGTGCTCGGTGTCGCCGATGATTACGGCAAAGTGATGGGCGGCGGCCAGGCTTCCGACAATGCGCGCGATCACGCGCTGAAGCTCTTCGGTGCAGCCTCAAGTCCGGAAATGCGCGCGCAAGCAATTCAGGCCACACGCAACGCGGTTCTTTCGCAGCGCGACTCCCGCATTGGCAACAATCAGTTCCTGAAACGGCAGTACGGAATCGAAACTGGCGGCGCGAAGGTTGCGACGACCGCACAGATCTCCGCCTACGCGCAGAAGAAAGGCATCTCGGTCGACCAGGCGAAGCAGGAATTCAAAGCCGCGAACTACGACGTGCAGTAACCGTTGCGATGCCAGGACCGGGAACACAAACCGCCACACTAACTCCGGATGCGTTTATGGCGGCGCAGACTGCACCGCCGCCAGCGGCGCTGACTCCAGATCAATTCATGGCCGAGTCGGCGGCAGCCGCCCCGCCGCCGGCTGCCGAGAAAAGTTTCTGGGATGACCTCGAAGCAAAACTTCCCGGGACCGCCGATACAGGATTAAAGGGCGCCGTGCATCACATCCAGGACACGCGCAACTGGCTGAAGTCGACTTACGACGTGAGTGCGCCCGGCATCGCGCAGCAGATCTACAAAAAACTTTCAGGGCAACCGGACGACTTGAAAAAACTCCCCGCGGAAATGGTCACGCAGTTCGCGCTCGCCGGGGAACCATTCGAGGGCGCCGCGGAAGGAGCAAGCGAAGGAGCGGCCGCGGGCGCTACGGCGAAACCCGCGCCCCAAGCCGCGGTCGCCGGTGCAGAGGAAGCCGGCAACACCATCGACAGCGTGCTCTCGCGTGCGACGCAAGTGGCGAAGCGGCGAATCTCGGAAAACTTCGCCGTCAAAGGCTTGAAGGATCTCGACTACATCGTGCGCGGCGACGGTGGACCAGCAACGCCGTCAGCTCCGACGCCGAAAGTTCCCAACGTTCCTGATGTCTGGGGAAAAGGCCGCTATGGCACGCCGGTCGACCAGTGGGGCCAGAGAATTCCGCAAGCGCCGCAACCGGCCGCCCCGACCTCTGCCCCAACTCCCGCGACTCCTGCGCCAATCGCCCCGGCGGCTGCCGAGCCTACTCCTTCCGGCGCCGGCATCCCGCGGACGCTCTCCGGAGACAGCGCCTTGCGGCAAGTGCTCACCGGCCAGGACACGCCGAACCTGTTGAAGATCGCACGCTCCCGCGGCATTAATGTGACGCAGGAAGCGCAGCTGAAGCCCTCGATTGCCGGGCCGCGCCTGGTCAACAAGATCGTGGACGATTTCTCGGACGATGAGCTCGACGACTTGCGCGACCAGTACCTCGAAAACACGCGCATGGGGAAGCACAACTTCGGTGACATCGGGTCGGAAGCCTGGAAGACGATGTCGATGAAGACATACTTTCCCGATGTCAAGATTCCGGCCGCGCAAGAGATCCGCACCGCGGCGGCGATCCGCAACGCGGCTAACGCGGCAAAGCCAGTCGAGACCGCCCCCGCCACCGACCTCGCGCAAACCCTGAAGAAAACCGCCAAGGCCTCGGCGAAAGCCGCGCCCAAAGCGCCTGCAACGGAAACCCTCGAGGATCCGCTCGCCGAAATGCTGAAGCAAGTGAAAGCCGGCAAGAAGCTCTCCGATCTCTCTGCGCAATAAATCGATCGCTCTCTATCGACGCCCATGAAAACTCATCTTCGCGACACCCTGATCTTTGCTGCGCTGCTCGTGATTTGCTCCGTCTTCGCGCACTCGCAGTCCGTCGTGCCCTTCATGGGCATTGGCAACGTGCAGTTCCTCGACAACAACGGAAACCCGCTCGCCAACGGCGTGCTCTACAGCTATCAGGCCGGAACGACGACCCAGCAGGCCACCTACACCGACTCGACCGGACTGACGGCAAATCCGCATCCGCTGCCCTTTGGCGCCGGCGGCCGTGTTGCCATCTGGCTCTCGACCGGCGCCTATTACAAATTCGTTTTGTGCATGAACAACGACGGCCCCTTCTGCGCTCCCGCCGATGTGCTGTTCTCGATTGACCAGGTCCCGGCCACAAGCGGCGGGTCGAGCGGGAGCGGAACCTACACCGGCACGTTCATCTCCGGCACGGCAAACCCCGCAACGACCGGCATCCTGCGTCTGGCTTCCGGCGATCAGATCTGCTGGCGCAACGCCGCCGGCACGGCGAATCTCTGCATCTCGAAAGACTCCAGCGATGTGCTCGAATGGGCGGGCAACGCGCTGAAGATGCCGGAAGGCAACTGCACCAACAGCTTTCTCGGCTTCGACTATCTCTGCGCATCAAGCACCAACCACCGCTGGATGATGGCGGGCAACGGCGGTTCGCAGGTGCAGGTCGCCGCGGCCGGGCAGGACATCAACAACAGCGATTTCGTGACGCAGGTGCATTTCGGCTCAACACCCGCGCCTTTTTCTTCGACTGCACCCGACGCGGTGTTGAGCCCCTATTTGTTTTGGACTGGAACGGCGGTGGGCGGAGCGCCGGCCGGAGCCTTCTCCGTTGTCAATGACGGCACGACCGGCACGACGCTGAACCTGCTCGCAAAATTAACCACGGCGAATCCCGCGGCGGCAATCGCACTTACCACCAGCGACTACTCTCCGCTGGGCGTCGTCATCGCGGGAGCGGGTACGACCGGATCGGCGACGATTTCGAATGCCGGCATCACTCCTTGCGTCTTCGATGGCTCAACCACTGCCGGCGATTACGTAGTTGCCAGCTCGATCACCGGCGGCAACTGCCACGACGCGGGAACATTTTTCTCGCCTGCGGTCTTCGCTCAGGTGCTTTCGACCAACACCGGCGGCGGCACTTACAACATCGTCTGGCTGCGCCGCGCCGCGCCCACGCTGCTCAGCTATTCCGACACGACCATCTCTTCAAACGTCGCCGTCAACGCCAACAACCTGACCACGGTGATGTCGAAGTCGCTGACCATGCCGGCGACGGGCTGCCCCTGCCGCGCCCTGGTCACCTGGTCGTTTCACCTCGACTCAACCAGCTCCAACGTAATCGACGCCGACGTCACCGATGGCACCAACCATTTCGCCGGCTCGTCGTTCAATATGACCGGATCGACCTCCTACACCGGCATGACGGGCAGCGGCACATCGCCGGTGACTTACGCGAACGGCCAGACCGTGAACTTCACCGCCGAGATCGAGAACAACAACGGCGGCATGTTTGTCGTGGCCGCGGCGAACTTCTCCGGCTTCGGCAATTCCCACATGACCATCACCGTCGTCACCAGCAACTAATATGCCCCGCAAACTTTCGCTCTCGCTTGTCGCCTGCTTCGCCGTGCTCTTCCCTGCTCTCGCGCTCGGCCAGGGAGCGCTGATTCCGCCGCAGACGGCCTTCAAGGTCGTCAACGGCATCACCTCGCCTCTGCCCTTTGCGACGATCACGGTGTGCCCGGCAAACACCGGAGGAATTCCCTGTACGCCCGCGACGGTGTCGATCTATCAGGACGCGGCGCTCACCGAGCCGCTCACCAACCCTTTCACCGCGGACGCTTTCGGCAATTACCAGTTCGCGGCCGCCAGCGGTACCTACACCGTCACCGTCACCGGATCCGGCTTCAACGGATTCTCCTATCAGATCTCGACTGCGGGCGGAAGTTCGGGCGGAAGTTCGATCACGCTGCAAACCGGTGGCGTGAACAACAGTTTGCAGAACCTGCTGAACATTGCCGCGGGCGCCGGAATCAGTGTGGCCAACACTCCCGGCACGGGCAAGGTCACGATCACCAATACCGGCGGCAACATGCTGACCAACGCCACGAACACGATGGCCTTGGGCGGCACAATCAACATGTCTTCGGCCTCGGTGGTGAACGGCTTCACGCTGCCGACCGGATCGGGAGCGAATCCGACCTCGATTGGCGTGCTCTCGTTTGATTCGGCGGCCTTGCAGCCGGTTTTTGGCAGCGGCAGCTCCAGCTTCAAGCTGGCCTTTCTTTCCGGCTCGCTGCCGACCGACGGCGATTGCGCGAAGTGGAGTGTTTCGGGCACGACGGCGAGCCTGGTGGATGCCCTGGCGAGCTGCGGCGGGACAGCGGCTTTCAGTTCGCTACTGGGCGGCGCCAACACCTCCGCCGCCATGCAGAACGGCACGGGTAGTTCGCTCTCCCCCCTGAACATCGGCCAGGTCGCCGGGAATCAGGTCTGGATGCAGCCCGCGATTCCGAGCTTCAGCGGAACCTTCAATCAGACGGGCGGCTCATTCTCGAACGGCCCGTATCTGGTGCAGGTGGTCTATAACTCGGCGCTGGGTGCGTCGCTGCCGTCGATTGAAGAGAGCTCGTCATCTTCCACCTACTTCACCCAGAGCTGCGTCAGCGGAACCTCCTGCTCGATCACCATCAGTGCCATCACCGTGCCTTCCGGCTACACGTCGTGGACCGCATACACGACCGCCATCAATGGCGCAAGCGGCACGGAATTGCTTGCGAGCAGTTGCCAGAATATTTCGTCCGGGTCGGGCTGCACCATCACCGCTCCCGGGTCGGGCGCGGCGGTTCCCACGACAAACGGCGCGATTCCGCAGCCCCCCAATGTGCAGGCCACCGAGTGTCCGCCCTCGGTGATCCCGACGATTTTCATGCCCGACAACTCCGGCAACTACCGGACGTGGGCCGGGGTCGATCCCAACTCCAATAACGGGCAAACTTCCGGCACCTTCGACATCTGCCACCGGACATGGTTCACCGACGAAAAAGCCACGCCGCCGGGCGGCAACAACGGCTTTGTAATCATCGATCACCTGTTCGGCACCGGAACCTCAACCTCGAATCAGGACCGCGCCTTGTGGGTGGGGGCGGTTTCGCCGGCGAACGATTCCGCGACGCGCTACGCCGAAGAAGGCATTCAGTCGGAACTCGACTTTAACTGCAACGGCTGCACGATCAACGGCTCGCCCGATGGAGAGGTGACGGATGCGAGCTTCAACACCACCGAAACCGCGGCCACGAATTACACCAGCCCGAGCACCTTCGGAGCGAACGTCATTCGCGCCAGCTACTTCAAGCAGGGCGCGGGCGCGGGCGGAAAATATTCCGTTCTGAATGCGGGCTTCACTTCGAACAACTCCAGCTATCCCGGCGGAGCACAGGTTGCCATCGTGCGCAGCGGCTGCTCCGGGACGATGACCGCGGCTTTCTGTCTCGGATTTCTACACTCTTACAATTCCAGCACCACCAACGTGCAGGCCGCGCTCTACGTGCCCGGCGGCCAGACTCCCGGCGGCTCAAATAACTATCTGATCTTGAACGAGACCGCAGGCATCCCGTCGATTCTTAACGGAGTGACCACCGTGGCCGGGTTGAACATGAACAATCTGGCGCAGCTTCCGGTCACGGCCTCGGTGAATGTGACCGGATCGGTGACTACGACGCAGCCGACGATGAGCTCCCCGGCGAGCGTGGCCTGCACAGGCGGATCAAGCACTTACGCTTATGAATTTGTTGGAGTGGACGAGAACGGCGGAACCGTTGCGAGTACGCAGAGCAGCTGCACTACCGGCGTGAATCCACTCACCAGCGGAAATCCGGCAACCGTCAGTCCGAGCGGCGTGACCGCAACTCTCATCGCCTACGCCTCCTTTGTCCGCATCGACGTGTACCGTATATCCGGGCCCATGGCGACCGGAAAAATCGGCTCGCTCACCTGTGTCCCGGTCAACGGCTTCTCGATGGCCTGCAACGCTTTCTCTGACACCGGCCTCTCCGCCTCGGGCACGGTTCCCACCTCGAACACCACAGGCGGCGTGGTTACTCCCGCCGCGGCCATCTCGCACCTCGCCGGAAATCTGGCGCAAGTCGGCTCTGCCGGTTTCACCACCGCGGCCAACACAAGTCTCCAGACCATCACCGGGCTGACTTTCAACCTCAGTCCCGCCGCGGCCAACTACAGCTTCCACTGTGCGCTCTCCTACTCGCAGGCCACCGGGACCGCCGCCGTCGCCTTCGGCATTCAGGCCGCAAGCAACGCGCCCACCAACGTTTTCGCCATGGGCGGACTGGGCACCTCCGCCACCGCCGGAACTTCCGGAGTCCTGCCGACGCTCAACACCACGACTGCGACTGCGATTGTGAGCGGAACCCCATCGGCGACTGCGACCAACTACACCGCCGTGCTCGACGGCACGATTGAAGAACCTGCGGCGACCAACGGCAATGCCATCAATTTCATGGTTTCGACCGCGACTTCTGGCGATGCGGTGACCGTGCTGCGCGGCTCGTACTGTATGATCTACTGAAAAAAGGAGTGCTCTCCATGCGACTCCGATCTCTGGTGTTTTTATTTTTCGTGCTCTCTGGCGCGGCGCTCGCGCAGGATAAAAACTTCACCGTGCAAAGTTCGGCGAACGATGTGATCGCCAATGGCGTGTCGGTTTCCTTCACCTACGCGCTTCCGAAAGACGACCCCTTCGCGGCTTCAACGGACGAAGCAGCGCGGCCCACCAAAGTGATCTGGTACTGGGGCGATGACGAGCGCGGGGCGAAGAGCAAGAACTACCTCGAAACCGCCTATCTGACGCCGGTTTCGCACCTCTACAAAAAGCCTGGACAGTACGGCGTGCTGCTGGTGATCGTGGACCGCAAAAACCGTCTGGTGCGGGAAACCGGAATTTCGATCAAGATCAGCGCCCCGGTCGCGATCTTCGTTCCCGACTCGACGCATTAGCGCTGACATGACACGCCGAATTTTTGCTTTTCTCGTGTTCGCGCTCTCGCTGTGCTTCGCGGCTCCGGGCTACGCGCAGCACACGGTGAGTTCGACCTTTTTCGGCTCGCAATGGAACCACGTCGCCGCGAACGGCTCACAGCCCACTCCATGGTGTCCGCAGGATGGCAACAGCGTGACCGCCACGCTCACCTCCTTCCGCGTCTGGGACGACAACATGAAGTGGGACCAGATCGAAACCGCGAGCGGAACCTACTCATGGGGCGTGCTCGACGAAGCGGTGAACAACCTGATCGCGACTCCCGGCTGCCTGATGTCGATGATCTACACCGTGGGAGCAACGCCGGAATGGGCCACAGCCTGCAACGGAAGCGCCGATCCGGGAACCTGTCTTCCCGGCCCAACTGGATCCGGATTCGGCGGCGGGACACAGTGCTCTTCCCCGGACGATTGGTCCTGTCTTCCGCCCTCCGACATTGCCGCGGACGGGACCGGGACCGACGCGCAGTTTCAGAACTTCATCGGCAACGTGATGCTGCGCTATCCCAACCTGATCAGCTATTACGAGCTGGGCAACGAATTCGATTCTCCCAACTTTTCCTGCAGCACCTCGTCGGTCGCGGCCTGCGGGTCGAGTTCAGCGCAGATTGCGCGCGCGATTCGCATGGGCTGGGACGCGCGCAAGCTCGCCGGATGCTACAGCCCCAATTCAAAAATTCTTTCGCCCTCGTTTCACGTTGGCACCGCCCTGACCTGGTTCGACACTTACAACACGACTTCGATCTCGGCCCCGGCGGGAAACATCACCATCGCCAGCCACACCTGCAGCTGGTCGGCGCAATCGGTGACCGGGAAGATGGTTTGGGACTATCCCAACGAGCACATGCGCGGCACGACCGGAACCAACTCCGATCCGGCCTCGGTGATCGCCGCCTACAACAACCTGCACACCGAGATGGCAAATCTCGGCCTGAGTCCGGCCTGCTACTTCAACGACGAGTGGGGGCTGAATGGCGGGCAGTCGCCGAACATCGCCACCACCGCTTCGTATCTGGCCGCGAGCCTCGTCCTGCAAACCTCGTTCTCGAATCCCCCGATCTGCAGCGAGAACTGGTACCAGTGGGACAACGGCGACTATGTGGCCTCGCAGACGATCGTCGGCACAGCGAACGACGTCGTGGCGGGATGGCTGGTCGGGGCGACGGTGAACAACTACTCGCTGAGCGGCACGGTGTACACGGTCACCGGAACCAAGGGCGGCGCGGCGTTCGAGATTTTGTTCGATGACTTCGGCACCTGTTCGGGCACGACGATTTCGACCTGCTCTACGACAAACGAATCCGCGGGCACATTTTCAACGTACACGGATCTCACGGGAACCTCACACTCTATTTCGGGCGGCGTGGCGCCAGTGGGATTCGCTCCGGTGATGCTGAGCGGAGTCGGAACCGGGCCGATGATTCCGCAGTTGATTGCACGATCGCATCCGTAACCGATCAAGCATGACCGACCAACAAACTGATTTTCTTTCCGACGCCGCGGCCGCCGCGACTTCCGCCGTACATCCCTTCCCCGAGATGGCCGCCTGTGAAGCCGCGCTCGAATCGGCATGGGGAAATTCCGAACTCGCACGCGAAGCGAACAATTTATTCGGGATGAAACTGAGTCGGGTTTCGCCGAACTCGGGGAAATTTCTCGCGCTGCCCACGCGCGAATTTGAACATGGACAGTGGTTTGAGACCACCGCGAAGTGGGCCGTGTATGAGAGTTGGGCCGATTGCTTTGAGGATCGGGCCAAGACTCTGCATCGCCTCTCGTCTGTGTTTCTGCACTACCATGCCGCGCTCGACGCGACCGACCCGATGACCTACATCACCGAAGTTTCGAAGACCTGGTCAACCGATCCGAACCGGGCCGCGAAAGTGATTTCGATTTACCAGGAGTGGCAGCAGTGGAAGACCCAAAACTCAACCCAATCGAACGCTTGATTCTCCGGAGGGAAGCCATGAAGCAATTCGCCAAATACCTGCCCACGCTGGGCGCTGTGGGCCTCGGCATCGTGCATTTTCTTTTGCCGTCGCTGCAGGCCTACGAAACCGCGCACGAAAAAACTCTAGTGGGCGTGCTGATCGCCGCGCTGATCGCCGCCTATCACTTGCCGTCGCCGAACTCGAGGTAGCCCTCGCCGATCACGACTGAAATTCCAAATCACAAGGAGAGATCCATGAAATTCGTCCGCACCCTCTTGTCTGTACTTTTGCTGAGCGCCGCTGCCTTCGCGCAGACACCCGCTCCAATTCCCGCACCAGCACCAGCTCCAGCCACCGCCGCTTCCATCACCAACCTCTACGGCGCGGGTATCAGCTTCAACAACGCGGGCACACCATCACTGGCCGGAACCGCGCTCTACGCGCACGCCTTGTCGGACGGTTCGGGCACGTACGCCTTCACGGTCGTGGATGCCCTGCCGACCAGCTATAAGCCGTTCACGGTGACGACCAACATTTCGGCGGGAGTGGCCCAGAAACTTTTCACGCTGAAAAATATTCCGATCTTCGTGCCGACGTCGGCGGGTATCAGCTTCAACGGAACTAACACCGGCTGGGCCTGGTCAACCGGAGCACTCGCGCCGATCAAGGTGAAGGGGAATTACTACCTGATGCCGAGTGTGCGCGTGGTGAAGTCTTCGGTTTCGAACGGGACCGGGTATCAGCTGATCCCGGGGATCTTGTTCGGCTGGGGAAACTAGCTCGCTTCCCGGAGCCGCTTCGCGGGCGGCAACAGTTCGGGCTCCGGAAGCGCGGGCTGATAGAGCAGGTCCCGCCGCCGCTGCTGCAATTGTTCCCAGCTGGCTTGCGCCACGTCCGATTCCGCTCCCACCAGGTCAAGCAGCACGTGATAGATCGCCAGATCGAAGGGGGCGGTCTTCGCGGGCTCTTTCTCGACGCTCGCGACCCGGTACGCGCACTGCGGGCAGAGGAATAATCGCTCGGATTTTGAGGTGCGCTGCTTGCCCATGCCCAGCGTGCGGGCGAAGCAGGTGATTGCCACCGCCTTTTCTTCCGGGCCGATCTCGCGCAGACAGCGGGAAGAACAGCAGATCAAAACCTCGGTGCGCGGGCGTCCTTTGCGTGCCATGCGATGCCTCCGTGGGACTTTAGTACTAAAGTCACTCGATTTTAGTACTGAAGTCAAACCCGCTCGGGAAGGGGCTCGCCGCCGGACTCAGTGTAGTCAACAGCGCTGGTGGAGCGGTTACGAAGGTTTGGCGGGGAATCGAAAGTCACTGGACTGTCGGAATCGGCGGAAGGTAACGTCGGGGCATGGAAGCCAGCACCCAGAATTTCATTTCGCAGCTCCGCGAGATTCGCAGCAACCTGCGCGATGCGCTCTCCCGTTGTGAAAATTTCGAGCAGAAGTTGCTCGGACCTCGACCCTCCGATCCACAAGGGAAAGAAGCAAGCCCCGCGGCTGAGTCGGTCGGAAAGATTCTTCACGACATCGACCGCCTAAGCGTTCGCCTGATGGCTGCCACCGCGCGCCCGCACGAAATTTTCGGCGAACTCACGCCGGAGTGCTCCGAAGAGCGCCCAGGCCGCGCCTACGCCTGA